GTTGCTTTGTCATTAACATAGTTTGTGTTGGAGTAGGTATAGGTGCATTTTTACTAATAAATTGATTAAAGACAACTGATAAATTTATTAAAGAATATGTAGCTAAAGTTGTTCTAACATTAGTTGTAAAATAACCATCATGGTACAATTTCAAAAAGCCAAAAGGTAAACCAGTAACATTGTCAATTAAATTTAAAATAACTGCTTCATTTTCTCCAATTGAAAATCGTCCACTGCCAAACATACATTCTAAAAATGTTGTTGTCACCATTGGAGTTGTAGTATTCCAACCGGCTATAGATGGAATACCAAATGTAACTAAAGATTCACCAGGAGGAGGTCGTAATACTGTCTCACCAGGGAATGTTACAGCTAAAGTAGCAGTAATATTAGGGTTAAGACGATAATACGAACCTCCAATTGCACCAGTTACAGTGTTAAATGTTAAACTCAAGTCTACAACTAAAGGAGTAACTAAGTTAGAACCTGAACCTGCTGAAGCAAATGTTCCTGCAGATGACTGAGTAAACCTAAGGTTTCGAGGGTAAAATTCTCCTGATTCATTAACAGGTACTAAATTAGTAGATGAAGAAGCAAAGAATTGATAAGAGCTAATAGAGTTATCGAAGGGGTTTGTATTTGATTTAATGTATGAACGAGAACCAATAGGTATTCCACTTAATGATGTTTGTCCTGTTCTAGCAGTTGTAGTAAAAGCTTGAGGATGAAATTGTAAAGTTAACATTGGAGCAGTTAAGATAGGAGAATAATTAAGTTCAGGAAATTGAAAAAGAATTGCCCATTTCTCAACATCTGTTGGAACAACAGAGGTAAGATTTGGAGGTTTAATCTGAAACATATCAAAATCATTAGCACCTTTATTAAATACTTCTATATCAATCTGATTAACCCCAGTACTAGATGTTACAAGTTGTTGAATGACATATATAGTGATGTATCCAGCAATATTTTCTGTCTTAGTTAGATCATCATCCATATAATGGAACATGATATTACGTTGATCAGGCATATCTTTAGATACTGCTTCAAGTTGTTTAGGATCAATAACATTGTATTCAAAAGTACCTAGTTGGGAAGTATTTTTAAATTTGGAGGGATTTATATTAGGAGGTAATCTACCAATACCTATAGAACCAGCATGGAAGACTGTTCCGGCAACTTTCATTTGAAAATCTAAACCACCAGCCCAACAATTAAAAATGCCGGCTAAATAGGACATGATAATATTACCACGAAGAGGAGTAACAGGAGTAGACCATAGAATTGTTCCTGGTGACTGAGTAGTCGACCATGTTACATTAGCAAGAGGTATAAATTGCTCTCTGACATAACCAAGAGCATCATCAGACTTAACACAAGCATGACGATGACCTTCTTTAGTCGAAGGACGAGGTCCTCCTATTGTAGGAACATCTAAACGGTCTTTTGCTGTAGAAGTATAAATAGCACCTGTTGCTGCTTCTACATCTTTAATTGCAGGAATAGGAGGATTTAATCCAGAACTTTCCATGTCTCTAAGTTTGGTTGTAGTAAATAAGTTTATA